TGTGTTATACCAACCCGTGCTCTCTAACTATTATTATCATATTTAATTTATTTACTTTAAATAGATGACAGGATTACCTGTTATAAATCGTGAACGCATGGAGAGGCTTAGGCCCCATCCGGTCACGAGTATTCCATTTAATATGAATACGGTCAGTATTGTTATTGTGATCTTATGTATGTTCGGCTTGTATAGGCGGTACGTGATCGTTAACAAATCTCGTGAACAACGCCATATTTGAGACACTCTTCTGCATCTATATAAATGTCACGTGCCATCATATCTTTGAGTACGTCTCGTGGAATGTTTGTTTCAGTCTTGTATAATTTTTTAGCGGTTTTCATAATTTTTTTACATGTTCTCATTTCGTCTCGCAATTCGACGTACTTACCCACAAACCCTGAGCTCAGTTGGTGGATAAGTACAAAAGCGTGTTTACCCATATAACGACGCGCACCACCGAGTAGAATAAACGTCCCAGCGCTACAGCATACACCTTCAACATATGTATTCACATGAACTTTTGAGTTTTTAAGTGTATCCATAGCACTCATACCAGCGTGTACGTCACCACCATCACTGCAAATGCGAATGTTGATGGTCGGCGTGTACCCGGGGAGATCAATTGCCTTCTTGAGTAGATCAATCTCCAACGTTTTGAACTTTTCGATAAAGTCGAGGACATTCTTTCGGTCTACATCACCATAGTAATAAATGTCACACCCTACGGTGCGTACCTCGGCAATTGTTTCTTCGTGTTCGTCCTCGTTTTCAGAACTCATTTATTAAACTTCGCATATTCTTTTTAACTTTCATTACTTCGTTTGGTTTGTGTTTGTTACATAATGCCAAATGATTCATAACATCAAAATCGCCGGGGTTTAATTTGTACTGCAAAGCGTGACCAAAATCACCTTTTGACATATACTGTCGTATAACACTCAATTCTTCTATACCCAATCGCGTGGTGTTTCTAGATTGGATACCTTTCAGCTTATTCAATCGCATTTTGTAGTTACCATATTTTGTCCATGAACTACCAGCCTTGATTGTACTGATTTGCAGTGGTTTACCCATGTACATTTTAGGAATCGCGGCCGCGTTGAGTGCATAATAAGGCATGAGATCCCAGTCACCCGTCCTATAAATTTTCGTGTCGTACATATCCGCGTGTGACAACGAATCGATTATATCAACCGTTGAGTGATCTTCAGAATCTAAATAATTTCCGTGTATCACATCGCATACGTGTCCATGTTCATGAAGTGTTTGTGAAATGTCGAATGTTCCGACAGAACATAAAATGTCTGCAATGACATCTTTGGATGTTTTAAAAATATCCTTTTCATCTGAGTTATGTACGTAGTCGTAGAAATTAAATATATTTCCATCACATTTTTCCGCGGCGAGACGGGAACGAGGGTTATCTGAAAGAAGTGATGCGATTTCATCTGGTGTACGACGCGGTATGATAATAAGTTCAAAATTTGGAAGTACATGCACAGACGTGGATGTCACAATCAACGAATTGTTCACACCCGGATTACCACTTGAAACGTAGTCTATAATTTGTTTCTGCCAGTGTACACTCGTATCGTACCCGTCTAGTAATACGATTGAATTTGAACGCAAGGCGTCTTGAAATGTAATTTGAATTTTTTGTAACGTATCTGCTTGTAATTCTATTACGTTCTTATCCACTATGACGTCAGATGCCACGAACGATTTCCCTCTACCCGTGGGTCCACATACGAAAACATTTTTCCCTTCAGAAACGTATTTTTCGAGAAGTCGAATCTCTTTAGTATGTAGCGTCAGGGGTCGCTGCTTTTTTTGTGGTATTATTTTAATGAAAGAGTCCATCAAAGATGATCTTACTGAACAGGCTTTAGATATTTTTTTCAATAATCAAATTTTATATACTAAAATATTAGAACCGATAAAGAGGAGAGTTATACCTATAATAATTTGTATCGCACTCTTTAATCTCATTCTATTCGTGATGATTGTGTATCTGACTCGCCGTCTATCGAAGATTTTATGATAATATCCGTAAGTCGATCCCCTGTAGCCCCCCTCAATTGACTTAATTCCTTTTTCAATTCGTTACCCAGATCGTCCTCACTTACAAACATATCAATCGGTTGAATGTGCATTATTTCTGGTTTGAAAAACCCACTGTCATCTGGAAACTGTTTTTCGAACGCTTGAATGACGAAGTATGGAATCGGTGGGGATTGTTCTATAAGTTTATCGTATTCTGCGCGGCACGTATCTATCATAGTAGATCCATCGCATGACCGTTCTTCTAACGGGAGTGTTAATTCTAGTCGAATTGTTCTCGAAAGTTTACCGTACTGAAGTGACGCGACTCTATTTCCTTCCATCATCTCACTTATTTTGAGAAACTGCATGACTGTCGCGATTATACCTGCAATTAAATTCAAACCACCGATCATTGCCGGCGCTGCTCCTCTTATACTCGCGGGTAGTGAACTTTGTGCAAAGTTCGCAGTACCGGTCACCGTAGAAAGAATAATTACAGGAAGTGAAAAATGCATGTTTTGTTTTTTATAAATCAAAAATGCGTGATTATGCATATACCGATAACACGCGGACGCTTCCCCCCACGTTTTTAAAATTTGTTCTTGTTGTGGGGACCACAAGAATATACCCTTTTCAGATGTCTTGAGCTTTTTTTTATCCATCTTAGTATACACCTACATTTAATTTCTAATTCTATATAAATGAAGCGAAAGACACAGAGCGCCGTAGCGTTTGGCATTTTCGTGGTACTTTTGGTCTATATCGGATTTCTAACCTATTTGAGAGAGACGGGAAAGCAAAAAATACGCGAACACCGCGCGCGCCCTATACGGATTCGTGTACCCGAACCCGTCAAATATCAAATACCTATACGCGAGCCCGAATTTAGGAGACCGCCTATCAAGACGTATAAACCTGGGCACGTGCAGCAAATGGGATTGTTATCGGGTCCTGGTGGGGAAACGTTACCCCTGTATGGGAAGGAGGCTCGTGGGCACAGGGATAGGTACAATTATTACACGTCCACGGCTGGAGAGCAGATATATTCAGTTCCCGTGTCCCGTGACGGTCGGGATTGTATGGACGATATAGGGTGTCAAGAACTGTACAACAGTGACCAGGTTTCTGTTATGGGTAGTTCTTCTCCGTATGACGTGAAGATGTATAGGACGGATAACTTCTTTTAAATGAAACGAATTCCATACCGTTTAGTCATGTATTTTTTAGCTTCCGGCATTGAAGGGCGACTCCAAAGGAGCCACCTCGACCAAAACCCAGCTGTACGCATACCAGATTTGGTCCAGGTCTCACCCATACGCGAATGCCTCGCCACGTATCTACGCATACGTTCGGGATCCCCGTGAATTGTAAAATCCGAATAGCCTTTACCTCCGAAATCTACATACTTTCCATCGTCGAACGTGACCCTATATTTTTTATCCTTTTTCGGACTATTACGAAGAATCACTTTCATCTATATATACACGACATAAAGATTTCATGGGACATATACTCATGGCCAGGACAACGACTACTATACGACCCCCATGGGATTTGATAGAGAAGGCCTGTAGATACGCGGTCTTGAATGACGAGAAACCGACGCGTGAATATATCAAAAAAGTACTGGCTGAGAAATACAATTACGACGTAGAATCCGCGATTGACAGGGGATTACATTTGGGTGTACTTGATGGTATTTACGAACAAAAAGATGACGCTTACCACATTTCCAAAACTTAATGTACTTAAAGAAGTGTCCCGTATACTATATAACAAAGGGGGTCTCCACGCGGTTGGGGGCTCCCTCACATCGAGTGCTCTTATGGTGTAGTTGGTTAACACTGTGGACTTTGAATCCACCACCCCAAGTTCAAGTCTTGGTGGGAGCTTGTTGGTCCTCTCTTAGCTCAGTTGGTAGAGCAATGGACTGTAGTTCCATTTGTCACCTGTTCGATTCAGGTAGAGAGGACATACGTACCGTATATTGATAGTACAATTGTCGTTTTTTTCCCATAGCTCAGTTGGCAGAGCGTGCGACTGTTAATCGCAAGGTCATCGGTTCGAACCCGGTTGGGAAAGTTTTTTACTTTTACAGTGTGTTTTCCACTTTGTAAAAATAACCTAA